AAATACAATCCTGTATTTGATGAATCTGTAAATAAGGCTGAAGTTGATAAAAATACAGCTCCTGAAAATGAATCTGAAAATAAATCAATTAATGAGTGTGATGGTAAAGCTTGTCAAGAGTGCGATGGTGCAGCATGTGAAACTAAACCTGAAGACAATTTAGATGAGGCAGTTGCAATTACAATTGGTGTAGATGAAGTTGATGACCAAGTAGTTGCTAATGGTCCTGCTGATACTATGATTATTGCTGAACCAGAAGCTACTGCTGTTTATGATCAACCAGTTTATGATCAACCTGAATTCCCTGCAGTTGAAATTGAACCACAAGAAATTGAAAATCCATTTGATCAAGAGTTTGAAGCTCCTACAGACTTTGTAGGTGAGCCTGATACATTTGGTAAAGCCCCTGTTGCTGAGCCAGAAGCTGAGGTAACTGCAGATCCTGTTGATGATGAAGCAGAAGACGAAGATGAATCTGATGATGATTCTGACGATTCTGATGATAATGATGATAATTCTAATAATGGTACTCCTGCAGATGCAGAAGAACCTGAAGAAGATGATGATGGCGAAGACGAAGATGATGAAGAAGTTGACGAATCTTTAAAAGAAGGTATCTTCGATAGTATTAAAAATAAGGTTAGTCAAGCTAAATCAGCATCTAAAGGTAAGTCAGTTGAAGATGGATTTAATAATTGGAAAGTAGTTTCTACTTCTAAGGAAGGACAAACAACTACTAAAGATTTTAATTCTTATGCTGATGCTCGTAATTATGCTATTGCATTATCAAAGCAAATGACTGTAAAACAAGCAGTTATTAGAGCGACTGAGTCAACCACTGGTACTGAAACTATGATTGATGGATATATTAAAGGAAAACAAGCACCTACAGCTAAAAACTTATTTAAAAAAGCTCAATTAGCTGCTCAAGGTGCAGCAGCTTTAGGTAATGATCTAGACTCTGACAGTTCAAATTCAGCACCTGCCACTGAAGGTGAGGTTAAACCTGAAGCTAATTTAGAGGATCAAGTTGATCCAGCACAAAACCAAGTAGATGGTTCACAAGAAGAAGCTTCAAAAAAGCCAAAAAATGCACAAGCTGTAAAAATGAGAGCTTTATATAAGAAAGCTATTAAATTAGCTACAGATTTAGGAATTAGTACTGCAGATTTAGTTGTTAATAATAAACCAACTGATAAGTTAAAGAACTTTGTTAAGGGATTAACTAGTACAAATGAATCTTTAACAGAAGATATTGAAAGCGCTACTGATGAGGCTGTTGCTAAATTACAACAATTAGCTGATGAGGCTGTTGCTGATGTTAAGACTCCTGAAACTCCAGAAACTACTGCTCCTGAAGCTACCGAAGCTCCAGCTCAAGAAGCACCAGCTACTCCTGAGACTCCTGATAATCCTGAAACTTCAGAAGAAGCACCAGTAGAAGAAGGAATTGTATCTGCAGTAGGTGATGTTGTTAACGGTGTTGTTGATGGTGCTAAAGAATTATTAGCAGACAATGCTGATGATAAGGCAGATGCTGAAGCTGCTCCTATCGCTGATCAAGTTCATGCAAGCAGCCATATGGGTGAAGAAAAGCCAGATGATGCTAAAGAGGAATCATTAGAAGAAGATGCTAATGGTGTATCTGATGCTGAATTTGAACAAATGATTAACTCAAAAACATTTCAAGACTTCAACGAAGAAGTTAGTGTAGATGATATCGAAGATATTGATGAAGAATCAGTTAATGAATGTACTACTAATTATTTAAAAGAAGTATATTCTAATGTAGATAAATTTGAATTAACTAAAGCAGATGTAACAAATGGAATTCTTGTATTAGAAGGTCTAATTAAGTTCCATTCTGGAAACACAAGAAATACTACATTTGGTTATAACTTAGCAACAGGAAAACATTTAGCATTCTCTGGTGTTAATGAAGATCTAGCTAAGGGTGGTCAATTTAATATTCAATGTTCTTTAAACAATAAGAGCCTAGTCGTTGAATCATTATCTTATAAGCATGAGGTTAATGGTCAACTTGTTGAAGGACTAGTACATAAGAATTAAGACATATAAAGGATTGGCTAAACTTTAACGTTTGCCAGTCCTTATTCTTTATATAAGAAAGGAGCAAATAAATGCCATATAATAATGGAAAATTTGGTATCTTATATAATAAAGATTTATACATTTTAAGAAAAGAATTTAAAGAGGCTTGTCGATTAATTGGTATGCCTAATGTTATATATAAAGCTCCACTTCCTGGAAAAACATTTGATGGTCATGGTGATTTAGATGCTGATTATTTCCCAGGCGAACAGATTGGTTGTATGTTCCACGAACACCCAGATCAACAAACTATTAAAAAAGTTGGTTGGGTCGCAGAACTTCAAGAAGGATCTTCTTTAATAGAAGTTCCTTATGATACACCTCATTTACAAGTTGGAGCATTATTTATTATTCCATCTGGTCTAGATGGTGCAGAAGGTAGAGTATTCCGTGTAATTAAGATGCAAAATATTATGTTAGCACCTATAAGTATTACTTGTGAAATTGCACCTGAATTTGAAGACATTGACGAGCCAGTTGCACACAATGACTTTACAAAAGATGATTTTACACTTTTAATTGATAGAGAAGGAGATGACTAATGAAATATAATTTATTAGAACATAAATTTATCCTTCAAGAGTCTAAATTTATTTTACAAGAAGCTTTAGATGATGCAGCTTTTGCAAATGCTCTTGCATTAATTGATAAAGAACTTGCAAAAAATAATACAATTTCTACTAAAGTTGATGGATTAGCTAAGGCTTACGACACTTATAAGCAAGCATTAGCACAAACAAAAACTAGTAAGAATAGTACTTCTGACTTTGGTGCTTCAAAAACTGCATTAATAACTTTCTGGAAAGCTTTTAAGGCTAGTGGTTTACAAGGAATGGATGATGATGTAGACTTAAGTGCTAACGCTTTATATACATTAGTTAACAAAGAATCTAAACTTATTGATGGTGTAGATAACTTAATTAATGGAGAAGAAGCTTTACCAACTGAAAATGGTAATGAAGTTAATAAAAAATTATGGTTAAAAGCTATGATTGATGTAGAAAATACTTTTGGAAAACTAATTCCTACCTTAAAAACTAAAGCACTAACCTTTGGTTCTTCAGATACAACTAAATTAAGTATGTCAAAAAATCTAGAATTTCTTAAAAAAACTTTAGAGATATTTAGACAGAGCTATAAGGGGCTACAAAATGAAACAACTAAGTCTAATTTAGACAAATTAGTTGGTAGTATTACAGAGCCTGTTCTTCAAAGCGAAACAGATCTTAAAAACTTAGTTAAAGCTTTTAATGATTTAAATAATACTGTTAAATCAGATACTACTGAAACTGCTGTGGCAGCTAAAAATGAGTCATCTGACTGGAATACTTTATACCAAAATACTAAAGATAAAAATCTTTTCTGAGACAAATATTTTAAAGAATATTGGGGCTCAAATGCTCAAACTATTAGTAATCTAGGAAGCGCTTTTAAGCTTGAGTGCGAAAATTATGGATTTACTGACTTAAAAAATCCGTTTATTAAATATTTAAAGAATTATTTATTAGCAAAAAATATAACCTTTAACAGTGGACAATATCAAGCTATTCACAACTTAGTTGCTCAAAATGTTATTAAAAGCAAAGATTTAGCTGATGTTAAGACTGCTAATAATAAAGTATTATATATACCAGATTTATTTACTAAGGATGTTAGGGATCTTATAACTTATTTAAAGTTTGGAGCAACCGCAGTTAGTCAAAATCATGCAGATTTAATATTAACTTATTTTACTGATAATGGAACTCAGACTGGTAAATTAAAATCTTTATTAGATATTAAACAAAACTGACCACAAGGTGGTCTAGATGGTGGTACTCAATCTATGGACTCTGGCAACATTAGTAACCTTGCCAAGGCTATTATGAGCGGCAATGATAAAAAACGTAATGGTTATTTAAGAGCATTAATTCAAAATTTCATTACTACCCCAGTTGTACAAACTAACTGGTATAAAAGTCTAAGAGATGCTGGAATTGATGTTACTAATGCTATTTACTCTAGAGCAGAAATTAATAAATTTACAGATGAAATCATTGCTAAAGTAGGTGAGCCTAGTGAAGAGCAAGTAAAACAAATATTAAATAATGTTATAAAAATAAAGAACACCACGGCTACAAAATAGGAGGGTTATCTAATGATATTCAGAATTCATGACTATCGAGCAAATTCGCCTATTTTTAAAAGCCATATCTTAATTATGGTATTTAATTATATTAAACAAAGACCAATATTTCCAGCTGAACAGCCTTTAAATAATTATTTACTAAAAAATTATAATAAAAATTTAACTGAGATTTCTTTAATCTTAGCAGGCAAATTAAAATTACAAAATAACCGTGCAGGTGATTTGATTTTTACTTTTTTAGATAAAAAGTATGACAATCTTGCAATGTTAATAACTTATGGAAATGGAGTCTTTTTAGGAAGTACCATTTTGCAAGATGCTTTTAGAAAAGCAGAAAGGAACAGTTAATATGGCACTAAGATACTACGATGATATTATCGCTGCTAAAATTAAATATTGGATGCCTGATGATAACTCTTTAAGAGTATTAAAGCCAGATGAAACCAGACGTCTTTTTGAGACATATGCTGATGATAAAAAAGATCAGAATATTAAATTACCTTTAATTGCTTTATCTAGAAATCCAGATATTGAACTTCTAGTAAATACAAAAAATCTTAAGTCTTTTGATGGTTTGAGAATAGAGCAAACAAAAGCTGCAACTAAACAATTAAATGTAATTCCAGTTAAATTACAATATCAAATGGATATTTATGCAAAGACTGCTGAAAAAGCAGATGAATATCTAAGACAATATTTATTTAAATTAATAAATAATCCTGCAATTCACATTGATGTTCCATATAATAATACTAATTATAGACATATTGCTTATATTAGAGTATTAAGTAATATTTCAGATACTAGTGCAATTGCAGAAAGAATTTTCTCAGGTCAATTTACGAGATGGACAATTCAATTTGAAATAACTGATGCTTATTTCTTTAGTGTTCCTTATAAACAAAATTGAAGACTATACATTGATGATGCTGATGATTTTATAGTAGATCCTGTGACTGGTGAAATTACTTCTCCAACTCAAGGACAATTAGAAGTAGCTGATAATCTAACTGATAATAAAGGATTACAAACAGAGCCACTTCCAATACGTTTTATTAAAGAAAAGAATTAAATAAATTGCTAAATTATATGCTAAATTAATCGAGAAATTAAATTTGTTGATTAATTTTGATCTTAACAAAGGAGAATAAATAATGGCAAAACAAATTGTAAGAGAATATGATAACTCTACAGGAAGCTTACCTACCTATAGTAATTTTGCTGTATTAGTTCCAGGACGTATTGCTACCGATAAGAAAGAGGCTTGGGCAGCTGTTGCAGACGAAAATGATGCATACGAAGTTACTAGCCTTGCTGATTTTAATGCAAATATTGGTAGAAGAGCAGGTGCTGCAATTGATGCTGTTGCCCCTACCTTAGCTGTTTTAAATGAAGATACTGGTGCTACTCAAGACTTCTTATCTGTTGAAAAAGTTTATGAGTATTTAACTTCTGAAACTACTCATTTATATTTACCTGTTGCAAAACCACAACCAGATAATAAAGTTGGTCACTTAGAGGATGAAAATTACACTTACGAGCTAGTTTCATCTCTTAAGGATGTTGAACTTACAGAAACTGCACAAGGAATAATGACTACTGATAAGTATTGTGCTATTGATACAGACAAAGAGGGTATAAATGCACAAATTGGTGATCAGATTGGTAACCAAGTTGCATATGAATTATTAAGATTAGGTTATACTGTTATCTATAAAGGTTTCGGTGAAGAATCTAAATTACAAAAAAGTTATGATGATTTAACTAAGGCAGACTTCTGGATGCCATTCAGAGATAAGAGTACTTATCAATTTAGATATGTAATCACAGGTGGCGACTACCGTGTAGAAACAATGAATAGAATTGCAGAACTTGCCACTTTTGATAATAAAGTATTATTAGAAAGAGCAGAAACAATTCTTGACACTAATGGTAGAGGTGATATCATTGCACTTTGTGACGTTAATGAAGAATTAAAAGTTACTCAAGCTAAAGGTACAGTTGCAAATATTAAAAATATTTGGCATGCAGCTAGTCAAATTGGTGCTGGCCTTGACACTGGTAAATATTTTGCAATTTTTGCACCAAGAGTAATTTATAATATGTCTGTTCCTGATGAATATCAAGGTAATACTATTTTCCCTGCATCATTCCACTACTTAGCTTGTGGTGCCTATGTTCATTCAAGATTTGCAGAATGGTATGCATTAGCAGGTTATGGAAGAGGTATTTCAACATTAAATGTTGCTGGTACTACAATTAACTTTGGTAATATTGCACAAAATACATTATCACCAAGAACTCCACTTCCAGTTGATGGAGTATCAATTAATAAGGCAATAAACTTAATTATCAATGAGCGTGGTAATTATTATCTATGGGGTAATAGAACTGCTGAACCTATTGATGAAAAAGGTTTAAGATGGAGCCACTACTTAAATATCAGACAACTTTGTGCTACTATTAAGAAACAAGTTATCTATGCTGGTAAGATGTATGCATTTGATCCAAACAGTGATGTTTTATGGGTTAACTTCAAATCAGCAATTGAAACTACATTAAGACTAATGGAAGGTGACCAAGGTATTAATGGTTATAAGATTACTAGAGTACAAGATAATACAAAGGGTGCAGTAAAAGCAAGAATTAGAATTGTTCCGGTAGAAGCTGCTGAAGACTTCGATATTGGTTTATATCTCGAAGATAATATTACAGCAAATGCTATTGAAACTGACTAATAGAAGGGAGTAAGAATAATGGCAGTATATGAACAAAGCTTAGATGTAACACATATTAGTTCTAAACTAGAAAATTATGAAATGGCGAGAAACGCGTTCTTCTCACTTCAAATTGCACCTAGTGAACTAACAAATTTATATAATGTAAATTATAATAGAGACACAGGTGGTGATGCTACTGAAGAAAATGGTAATTTATATAATAGCCAAAAAGCATCAGAATATTTAAGATTAAATGTAACTAAAGCTAGTCTTCCAACATTCTCAGTTGAAGTTTTAGATTATAGACGTGGTAACAATGTTGTTCACTATGCTGGTGTGCCAACATATAACGACTACTCAATCACAGTTAAAGATATTGTTGGTTTAGATACTAAATCTCTATTATATTCTTGGTTATACTTAGCTTATGATCCTAAAACTCGTAAGGGTGGCAGAATGAAGGATTATAAGAAAACTGTAACTTTAACTGAATATACTCAAGATTTTGTTAAGATCAGATCTTGGACACTTCATGGAGTATTTGTTACTGGTATTGATGAAGATGATTTTGATGTTACAGCCGATGGAGATCGTAACTTAACTGTTAAACTTTCTTATGACTGGGCAGAAATGGAAAACGTTAGTGTAGCAACTGCAATCAATCCAAACGGAGTTTAAAAATAATTAGAACAGAGCAATCTGTTCTTTTTTATTTAAAATAAATTTAATAAATCTATTTTTTAATTTGCTAAATTATTTGTAAATATAGTTCTAATATGTAGAAAGGATAATACAGTTATGGGACGAAGAAAAGTAGACAGAAGCGACAAAGTTATGCAAACATTTGAAACAACTGTTCCGTTAAAAGTTAGATTGGAAAAACTAGCAAAGGAACGTAAAATAACTGTGTCAGCACTAATTAGAGAGATTTTAGAACAATATTTTGAAGAAAGGAAATATTAATTATGGCAGAAAAACAAACAAATTATAGTATTGCCGAGTATGTAGATTTACCTTCATTTGGAAAAATCTATGATACTCCTGTAAACTCTGAGATAAAGCTTAGAGCAATGACTGGCCGTGATGAACTAAAGCGTTCAGGAGGTAAAAACAGTCTTAAAGTTTTAGCAGATGTTATTGAAGATTGTATGATTGAAAAGCCAGCTGTTCATGTTTATGATATGGCAATTGGTGATTATGAATACTTACTTCACAGACTAAGAGTTATTACTCATGGTACAAAGTATAAGATGGCAGTATGGTGTCCTCATTGTAGACAATACCAAGAGGCTGTTGCTAACCTTGATCAAATTCAAGTTAGAGTTTATGAAGAGGAGGAGTGGAATCAAGCTAAGTACCTTAAATTACCTGACTCAGGAGATCTAATTACTTTAAGATTCCAAACTCCTAGAATGGTTGATGAACAAAAGGTAAAAGTTAAGGATATGAGTAGACGCTTTAAAGGTGCTCAACTTGACTTTTCAAAGTTAGTATTAGTAAAAAGTGTTATTGCAGAAGTAAATAATCAATTAATGGATGAAATGAAGCTTGAAGACTATGTTATGGGATTAACAGCACGTGATATGAACTTAATTGTCCAAGGTATTGATAAATTAAACGCATGCATTGGTATTGAGGCTGATTTAATTGTGGATTGTCCAAATCCGGATTGCGGGGAAGAGATAAAGACCCGATTTCAGTATGGACAAGAGTTTTTTGAGCCCACAATATACTAGTGATGGTAGAGATTATGACTTAGTTAGATTTGATGAAATAATTAAAGAGTGTTGGTATATTAGTGATAATATACATACTAGCTTTAATGAAGCATTAGATCTAAGTTATCAAGAAAGGGTAGCATTAATTAAATGCATCAATGACAAAATTGAGGGAACTCAAAAAGCCATTGATAAAATGAAACAAGAACATAAAAAATAGGAGTATTAGGTTATGGCAGATAAAGAAGTTGCTGGTAACACCTTTATTCAATTAAATAATGACAGTTTTAGTCCAGATTCAATAATGGACATGATGGCTGCTCTTTCAAGTCTTACTGATGAACAAATTGCTAAAGAGTTAGATCTACAAAAGTCTCTTCAACAAATTAGAATGAGTAATGCTGAAAAGTTAAACTTGTATAATAAAAAAGAACAAGAAGAACTTTTACAAGCAGAACAACGTGCTGCTGAAATGCTTATTGATAAACAAAGAGATGCAAAACAAGCACTAATTAAAGAACAATATCAGCAAGCACTTGAGGAAGTTGAAAAACTTACTGGTCTTGAGAAACAACAAAGATTAGATCAAATTAATGAAGAATTTGAGGCCAGAATGGAAAATGAAAATAAACTGGCTGAAGATAGAAAAAAGAAATCAGAAAAAGCATTTAAAGACGAACTAAAGCGTGCAAAAGAACAAGCTAAACAAAAAGCTAAAGCAGAGGCAGAAGCTGGAAGAAAATGGAGTACTGCTTTATTTGACAGTAATGCTGATTTTGATGCAAAAAAAGAAGCCTTTAAAAACATCGGAAAAAGAACTGATAAAGAAGGTAATGAAGTTAGAAATGCTGGTACAATTGCAGCAGACATCATTGGAGGTCTTGCAACTCTTGCTAAGTCAATGAATAATCAAATTGAAGAAATTGCGGGTAAGAAAAGTGCAATTGATACTCGTTTACAAGGTTCTAAAGGAGCTACTAAAGGTGGTTCCTACTGGGATCAAATGAGCAATAATGTATTAGGAATGGCTGGTATTTCTCCATTTGTTAAACAAAGTGATGTTGCAAATAAAATTGCAAGCATGGTAGATCAAGGTATTGCATTTAATGTTGAACAAAGAGCAATGCTTGACACATTAAAAGATAAAATTGCAACTACCTTTGAGGCAACAAATGGTACTTTATTGAGATTAATTCGTATCCAACAACAAGATACTACAGCAGCTAGACTTGGTATGGAGTCTGCTTTAACTAGTTTCTTAAATAATATGTATGAAACTACAGAATATATGAGAGACTTGGCTACTAGTGTAAAGAGTAACTTAGAAGAAGCCATGTCTTTAATGTCTGGTGAAAATGCACTTTCTTTTGAGTATCAAGTTCAAAAATGGATGGGTTCTTTATACTCTGTAGGTATGAATAGTAGTTCTGTTCAAGGCTTAGCTGGTATTGTTGGTCAAATCGCAGCAGGACAATTAGAAGGTCTTACTAGTGGTGGTAATAGTAATCTAGCTATTATGGCCGCAAATAGAGCTGGACTTTCTATTGCTGATATGATGGCTAAAGGATTAGATGAATCAGATACTAATAAATTAATGACTGCAATGGTTGAATATTTAGGTGATATCTATAGTGAAACTAAGGACAGTAAAGTTATTCAACAACAATATGCAAGTATATTTGGTATGACCGCTTCTGATTTAAAGGCTGCAGCAAACCTAGCCAAATCAACTAGTAGTATTTCTAAAAATGGACTAAGTTATGGATCTGCAATAGATCAGTTATATAGCATGGCAGGCAGCATGTACAAGCGTACTGCTTTAGGTGAAATGCTTGGCAATATGAAATCAAATGCTATGTATTCTATGGCAGGAAGTATAGCAAACAATCCAGTATTATATGGTATTAATGAAATGGCTAATCTATTAGACACCTTTGCTGGAGGTATTCAATTACCATTTATTAACACATTCTTTGGAGGTGTTGATTTACATACAAGTGTTGCAGACATTATGCGTTCTGGAGCAATGCTAGGTGGTATTGGTACTGCTGTTGCTAAGATGGTTGGTGCAGGATCTGGAGGAGGTATTTCAGGTACTGGTATACTAAATGCATTAGGTATTGATAGAAACCAAGGTTCTTTTGTAACAAGAGGAACTGGAGCAGGCCTTGCAACTGCAAGAGGCTTAACTACTTCATCCTCTGGAACAACTGTTTCAAATAGTTCAATGGATGATGTTAAGGGTAAATCAATGGCAGATGCTACTGATGACTCTAATCAACAACTAGCAGAAGCATCTGATGATCAAGATGAAATAACAATGAAAGATATTAATACTAATGTAATAAATATCTATGAATTGTTAGAGCGTGTTGTTAATGGTACTGATTCTTTCCACGTAGTTGCCGAAATTGAGCCTTACTCTGGAACCAGTAGATTATAGGAGGTATAAATTATATGTATAAATTTGATAGTTCTTCTATAGTTGGAAATTATATTAAACAATTATTACATAGCTTTCATTTACCAACCTATCGTGTCTATACTAAAGAGCAAGAAAGATATAATCAAAAAATTGAGGCTGAAATTCAACGACTACAACTAGAAGTAGGTAAGGTCTCTATACTATTAAAGCGTGAAGTAATTGATAAGGAAAAACAGGAGCTTGAAGAAAAATTAGGTCTATTAAAAGAACAGATATATTTACTTGAAAATAGTAAAGAATTAAATGTATTTTCAACTTTTTATAGAGATGATAGTGAAGTATATCCTAATAGCAAAGATTGGCGTCAACAACAAGTTCAATATCCAAAAGTAATGACTTATATTCCATATATAAAAGATAATATGATTCAAGAATATACTTGTCAAACAGTTGGTGGTCATAAAACTCATAAATGGATTAAATGTCATGGTGATATTGATTTATTTAAGGGCAGTCATGAGGCTGTTCATGATCAGGGTGGATATCTTACTTCTATTCCTTATATTTATAATAGAAAATATTTAAATAGAACTAAAAATCTAAAAATAGAAAATAATATCTATGATAGTTATACTCATGAATATCTAGGTGATTATCTAAGATTTCAAAGAGATTATAATGATTTAGATTTGATGCCACTATATAATTGTTTTAGTAATCGTACTTGTAATTTATTAGATTTTTCAATAGAAATTCCAGAAACTAGTAGCACATCTACAGTTACAGGTGAGTTTAAAACTACAGATTTAAATTATAAAATTTATATGGTACCTGTTAAATTATGTAAAGAATATACTATTGCAATTGAGTGTAAATCTTATGTAGAAGTCTTCTGTGGATTATATGATACAAACTTAAGTAAGCTAGTACAAACTAATGGAAAATTTAGTAATTTACCTAAGGCAACATATACATACTTCAATAGTATGCAATTCAAAACACCAGTGTTATATGACAAGCTTACTAAGTTATCAACAAATTTATTTGATAATAATTCCGGACTATCTCAAGAAGAATTATTAGCAGATTTAGCTCAACATGAACAAAATCTAAAATTATTTATTAAAATTCCTACAAATGTAAAATCATCTATTGTTATTTTAGAAGGAAATTTTACTGCATATAATAATGAAGTATTTAATAAAAAAGATTTTGTATGGAGTAGACGTGCAAATTATAATGCATATAACTATGCTGAGGTTGATAAATATGAAAACTTTACACCAATCACAACTTTACAATTACTAAAGATAAATACAGGTGAATCTTATCCATTTGCTGATAGATTGGTTGATTATTTAACTGAAATGTCTATTACTCACTTAGACGAAAATGAAGATAATATAAAACGTGTTAAAGAGTTAATTAATAAAAATACTCCGGATATTATAAATGATAACTTATGGACTGATAAAATTAAGTTTGTTTTATATGAATATATGAATACTAAGGCTAATACTTTAGATAAAAACAGCGATATCTTAGGATATGTAGATAAGATTGTTGAAAGTAATTATAAAACTGATTATTTAACCAGATTAAATAAAGCTTTAAATAAGTATAATAAGTCTAGAGGAGATCAACCAAGTTATTCGACAGCTAATTTAATATCATTATTTAAAGTTCCAGGATTATTGGATGCTTTAATTGCAATTGATCCTAAGTTATCTGTATTTAAAGATTATGATGGTACTAAAGCAATTGATGATACAATTGCAAGTATAGATATTTATGCAGATGGAGGTAATGGTTATGGCAGATAGTAGACCTTTAGGCACTGATGGCGAACCATTAGGTGCAAATTATATTTATATATCTCATTTAGATGAAGACTTACAATATTGGCAATTACCTTGTTGACCAGACATGATTACAGACAGTATGCAGTCTACTTTTACAGAGACTAGCGCTCTTGGTAGAACTGCTCCTGTAGTAACCTATAGTAATTCTGGTCCTAGAACAGTTAATATAGATATTGCACTTCATAGAGATATCATGGATGAAATAAATATTGGTTATAGTAATTCTAAGCAAGGTGAAGGTGAAGATTATGTAGATAATCTAATTAGGGCCTTACGAGCTTGTGTTTTACCTAAATACAATGTAAATAATAAGAGTATTGAACCACCTCTAGTAGCTCTTAGACTTGGTAATGAAATATTTATTAAGGGAGTATTATCACAAGCAATAGGTCTTGGTTATGAGAAACCAATCTTATCTAACGATAAATATGCTTGTGTTAAGTGTAGTTTAACTATTACTGAAATTGATCCTTATGATGCAACTTCAGTATATGCAAACGGTGGATTTAGAGGTGTTGTACAAACATTTAAAGGAAATAGAGCAGACGGACATACTAAAATGGGTTTTGATGCAGACTAGGAGGTTTAGTCTATGGATGAATTAAAAAATAAACATTATATATCTTACGATTATCGATCAAGATATACTACAAGTCCTGTTTATTATAATGAAAAATATAATACTGAAGTAGTTGGTATTGGATTAAATATTAAAAAGGATTCTTCATACATACTACATAAAGTAGTATCAACTGATACCTTAGAAAATCTAGCGTTAACCTATTATAGTAATCCAACTTACTGGTGGGTTATAGCTCAATTTAATTGTATATTCCATTTATTTGATAAATTATCAGACCATTATTCCACTTTAAAAATTCCTAATATTTCTGGTATTGCCTTTGGAGTTGAACGATAATGGCATTACTCGAAAATAGTAAAAATATTCTAGCTCCTGCAGCTAGAATTCAAGTGCCTTGGATTAAAGTAGTAATTGGTAATTATACTTTCGGTGTATTTACTAAAACTGCTAAAAATACCAAGGGAGATGATGGTCAATATCTTACTACTTATAATGTTCAATATCCTAACTTTGTAAAAAGTTTATCTATTAAAAAAGTAAATGGTCAAGTAAATCAATATACTTTAAGCTTATCATATCCAGTTAAACAAACAGATGATCCAAACTTCTTTGAAAAGGTATTTTCAAGTGTAAGTAAGACTCGTAAAATTGTCTTTAGTTATGGAGACATGAGTATGCCTTCTTATGTTTATAAAGATGAGGAAGCTTTAATTACTACTGTTAAGAGTAATTTCTCATTACCAACTGCAGTTATAAATTATACTGTTGAGGCAGTGTCAACTGGTGCATTAAATCAAGCATCTAATCATACTTTCTTAGGCGGATATAAAAGACCTAGTGACCTTATCAAAGATTTGGTATTATATAACAAATCTGCTAAAGGTATACATTCTTTATTTCCAGGAATCACAGAAAGTAATATACATCAACTAATTGACAGTGATGATAAATTTGTTCAACTAGACACAAAAACAAATATTTCTACAATTGACTATATTAATTACTTAGTTAGTTGTATGATTCCTGCAAATAGTACAACTAATGATCGTGCAAATACTGATATTTATGTATTATCTTTCCATGATGATACAACCTATGATAAAATATATAATGATGATTTTTCTACAACAGGTGCTTATTTAAAAGTAAAAAAAGTATCTCATAAAGTAGAGAGATCTGATGCTTTAGTTATAGATATTGGTTTCGGAAATACAGGAACTATTGTTAGAAAATTTAGTGTGGCAGATAATGAAGGTTATACTTTAATGTATGACTATAATGAATCATTAGAAACTGAAGAATATGTACAAAAATTAAATAGTCAAGGACAATGGGAAAATGTTTATGCTCCAACTATCACTTCTAAAAATGATAATTATCTAACAAGAGCTGAAGACTTACGTTGGTGGACAAAGGTAACTAAGTATCCTATTACTGCAACAATTGAATTACAAGGCTTATTGAGAGCAGCAACTTTAATGAGTTATGTAAGATTAAACGTAATCTTCCCAAGTGGACACAAACATATTGCATCTGGACTTTATTTAATCACATCACAAACTGATTTAGTAAGTGAACAAGGATATACTACTACCCTTGGTCTTACAAAAATTAGTGGCGATGAGGATGGTCCAGTATTTAACTAAAATGAGTATTTTATTTAGATACTCATTTTTATTTTTAATAAATTTATTTTTAATAAATTGCTAAATTATATGTATAAAATTTAAAGGAGTATTAACATGCGAAGTATTAAATTTCCAAAGATGTTTAATTCAGGCAGTACTAATGTTTGAAAAACATCAGAACAGCCAAAAGCAACGCTACAAAATTTGATGCTTACCTTATTAAGTGAACGCGGTGAATTAGTTAGCGATCCTTACTTTGGTTTAATGTTAAAACATTTTACTTTTGAACAAAATAATTATGTATTAAAGGAACAACTAAGAGATATGATTTATACTCAAATTGCTTTATTTGTGCCTCAAATACATGTTGAAAGAAAAGATATTGATATTATTCAACCTAGAACTGAAAAAGGAAAAGTATATTGTAAAATAAAATTTATAAATCAAATTGATTTTGAACCTGACTCAGTACAAATTTTATTATTAAATACTGAACCTGAAAATCAATAATTAAGGAGTAAATTAAGATGATTACAAAACAAGAAATAAATGCTGTCGAGCTATCACCTACTAAAAAAGACTTTTACCAAATGTGGAATGAGTTAATGGAAGTAGCTCGTAATATATCTCCTATTTATAATCCAGGTGCTACAAATGAGGCAGATCCAGGTGTTGTTTTATTAAAGCTATTAGTTGGTGTTGCAGATAAACTTAATGGTGCTATTGACATGAATAGTAGAGAAGCTTTCTTACCTTCCGCTACACAAGTAGAATCAATGAGAAAACTTTGTGATATGAT